CCGCAAATTATGCAGCGATTCAAAATGATCCAGATGTTAAATCACTTTTAGATTACGCTAAAAAAGGTCAAGACTTTAGATTTAACGCAGTGTTAGTTTATTATGATTTATACAGTGAATCAGTACCAGCAAATAGATCAACCAACCTTTATGGTATTTTGATCTTAGATGATATTCAAGATGCATTTGGTCCTGGTACAAAAATTCACGAACAAATCAAGTACAAGCCAAATGAGGTAACTGGTCTAAACGGTAACGCATATTCATTAAAGCTTAACTTAAAATTCAACTCATCACTCGATAACGTTGGTGTTGAAACTTCTGTCAATGACTTTACAACATTCTCAATGGACTTGTTCATGGACACTACAACTGCCCTTGAAAATGCCACTGAATTGTTATTAGAAGCCAACACAAGATATGCCGGTATTGTCGACAGACTAGATGATATGGAAGCGCTATTGGTCAACAGCCAAGATGCTCAAGAAATTATCGCTAGAGTTTCAGCGTTAGAGGAAGACTTTGAAAATGCATCTATTCAATTAGAAGATTCAAGATCACTCTTAAACTTAATTACCAAAGCTCACGATAAAATTAATCAATTGATCGACGGTACAGTTCCAGTTGAATTACAATATAATACTGACGTAATTTTTAATGGCCAAGGTACACAAGTCGATAAGTCTATTGCTAATAAAATTAAAGTCAATAATACTGTTTATGGCTACTCATTAAACGAAGTTTGGTTATGGAATATTGCTGGCCAATATTTAGCTACTCAATTGGGTGGATCAACAGTATTTGATGCAAATGTTAACGGTAACGGTGCAGATAGTTTTGCTGTTTGGACCAAGTTGTTGGCTTACACAAATAGATTGAGCTTGAAAGGACTACTTTCTTCAGGCCCTAATGCAGACTTGAATATATACATAGATGATAGCTTTAATGCTTGGAAAGCAGGTCAAACAGTAAAGGTTGCATTTGATGCAATTGACATGGACGGATATAATATTAAGTTCTATACTGGTAAAACGACTGGCTTTGACAAACTTGTAGCTGACATCGATGTTACGCAACTATTAACAAACAAACCGTATATAGAGATAACTTGTATTGATCCTACAAATTATGTCTTTGAAGCTGATATTTTAAGATAATATGAACACTAATAACTCAATTTCTAATTCGCTCAAGAAGCTTCTTGAAATCAACTCTAACTCTTTAAAGATTTACGAGAGAATTAACGAAGCTATTACTACGGATTTAAAAGATGTACCTTTAGAAATTATTACTGAAGATGGTACAACTAGAACCGTATATGTACCATCATTTGGTTATATGAAGCGAGAGCTAGAAAGATTAAACACTAATCTAAAGGCTTTAACTGGATTGGGTAAAGGCAATACTAAGATTAAATTGCCAGATGGCACTTATCAAAACATTATTACTTCAAGATTAAAAGCTCCAGCTGCAGATATTTCAGCATTGATCAAGCCATCTGTTTTTACAACTAAGAGCAACTATTTCTTTGAAGACTTTTTAAACCCTCTTTTAACAACAACTTTAAACGTTTCTGGTCAAATTCCAAATGACACTGAAAGAGTCTTAATTAAAAGAATTATTTTTGATTCTACTAATACACCATCTGTTGAATTCTTCAACGGTAACTATAAGAATCAAGAAGGCGTTGATTACTACACTGCGCTTAGAGATATTACAAACAACAACTTAACATATATTGTTGACGAAGAGGTAAGAGATTTACCATTTAGAGTTAATCAATATGTAGGTAAGTTTGACGTGCTTTCGATTGATACTTCAAAAAGAGAAGTAATTGTTGATGGTGTTACTACAAAGAGATCAATTAAATTGATCACCCTTGACACATTAACGTATAGCGATAATGATAAAGATTTAGATGGTACTGAACTATTAAGAGTTGGTGATGAGCTAATGGTTAATAGTGGTAATAGAAACACTAGATATAAGATTTCTAAAATTGACGGTTCAACTCGTCAAATTGAAGTTGAATTGGTAGAAGGTTATGATCCAATTAAGATTGGCACAAATGTACTATCAATTTACAAATATAACAATACCGCGCTTAACATTGAAGTTAGCTTAGGATTTAATGAAAGGGTTTTACTATTCGTTAAAGCTATTGATGCTGATTCAAACATGTTGGCTGAAAACTGGTCGCCGGGTATTGGTTTCTACTCAAACGAACTTACACTTTTACAAGAAGATGGTTCAGAGATTAGATTAGACGACTATTACAAAGAGAATGTTGCTGACTTTGGTCAATACATTAAGGCTTTAAAAGAGGATGCGATTCCACCTGCAACTGTTGGTGTAACACCCGATGCTCCAGCATTAGACTCTGGAAACTTTAAAGTTGTACAGATCAACTCACACTTAACTCAAAACGACACAGCTGAAAAGATCAAGAAATTGTCTGCTGATAAAACAACAGTAGACGAAACAATTAAAAAGCTTGACGATACAATAGCTAAGAAGAGAACTGAGATTGCTACTAAAAAGTACGAGTCAGACATTCAAAAAGATAAAGACAAGAGTGAACTTAATGCTCTTATCGAAGAAAGAGCGAGTGAGACTAAACTCTATAACTCTCTCGTTAACCAGATTCAATCACTTGCATCTGGCACTAACGTAACTAACATTTCACCTAAGTATCGTGTAAGAGGTTTCTGGGCAGTTCCAGAGCCAAAGAAAGTGGCAGACACGACAGATCAGCATGTTGTACAGTTTGCTATTCAATATAGATACTTATCAACTAGCGGAAAAGCAGGTGAAGTTGCTCAGTTGCCATTTACTGATGGTACTAGAGAAAAGACGGCAGTCTTCTCAAACTGGAACGAGATTAGAACTAAGGTTAGAGATAGAGCTAGAAATGACGAAGGCAAGTTTGAGTGGAAGGACTCATTAGTTGAAGACGGTCAAGAGATTAACTTTAACCAATTAGATATTGCAATTAACGAGGGTGAATTAGTTGAAATTAGAGTTAAATCAGTTTCTGAAGCTGGTTATCCAGCTAATCCAATATTTAGTGATTGGTCGGAGCCAATTACAGTTGATTTCCCAGAGGCTGAAATTGATACAACTGATCTTGATAACTTGGTTGAAAAGAACTTAGCTGAGGTTGCAGCTGTAAAGATCTCTGATGAACTTACAGCTAAAGGCGTATTCACACACGTTGACGAAAGCTTTGTTGCGAATGAGACATTCTATGCTCACACCGCAACTAGCATTGCTTCAGGCTTCTTATCACCTGAACAAAAACCAATTTCAGTGTTCGACAAGCTAACTGCCCTTGAAAATGAAATTAGAGCACTTAAAGAAGGTATTGAAGCTGAAGTTGGTGAATTGGTTGTTAAGCTTCAAGCTGAAGATGGTACAGTAACTGTTATTAAGAACAATACAGTTAACCAAATTTTTGCTGGTTACTACGTTGATGAAGTTGCTGAACTTTCAGTTAAGAAAGGACATATTGTAACTAAGACCTTTAAATTGGTTCTTGAAAATACTAAAGCTACTCAACTTGAATTAGTTTCAAGATTGACAGGTAATCAAAATGTACCAGCTTACAAGTCTTCAAGCGCGGCATCAACTATTACAACAAATGGTTTCGGTGTATCGACTAATGATCAAGGTACAAGTGCAATCGACACTAAAGTAGAGTCTGACACATATTACACATCAGAAGGTAAATATGATTTGGCACCGATTCAGTTCCAAAATATTTCGTCTACTGAAATTTCAACATATGATTTGCTAGAAGACGCTCCATATCAATCAGCACAGAGAAGAGGTCAATTCATCTACTCTAGATATATGGACATTGCTAACAAAAATCCACACTATATTACTTCACCACTAACTGCAGGTACTGCAACGCTTAACAGTTATGAATATACATTGAGCTATGCAACCTTTGAAGGAACAGCTAGCAACATTTCACTGTTATTAGGCTCTGGTGATGGTACATCTAGTGACTTTATTTGGACTGGTACATTTGGTAAGACTCAAAACAGCACTTCGTGGATAGCACCTGACTTAACTCAAAGATTTGACGCCTCTATGGTTGATGTATGCTCTATTTCAACAATTGGTGCTGCAAACTACAATAGCGGTTTATATTTCCACAAAGATCACCCAGATTTAGAGAACATTTATGCTGGCTGGTCACAAGCTGCAGGTGATGCAACAAATGTAACTGATGGCGAACAAAAAGCAAGCTTACAAGCTCTTATCAATAATGCAATTTACACAATGCCAATTACGGCAACTCTAGTAACGGGTACTTCATTAACAACGGCTTCTAATTTAGCATTCGCTTCAGCTGTTTCTTCAGTTGATCCTATTAGATCTAAACAACAATTAGCATATCAATATACTGATTTAATTTCAGTTGGTAGCAGATCATTTAAAATGTCATTTGATGGCAATGATCAATACTTATTGGGCGGTAGATCATGTGGTGCATTCTTATACTTATCACCAATCAACTTAGCAACGCTTTCAGTTGATGGAGAAACTAAGCAATCTAGAAAAAAGATTAAAGGTAGAGATACGTCTGGTTTAGGTAACTCAAACGCGTTATCAATTGACGTTGTATTCCAATACAGAATGACTGACTACTTTGGTAACGATCCATCATCAGACATTGGTAGAATCGGCGGTCAAGCTAAATTAAGTTTCCCTAACTTGACTTACACTAAGAAGATTGGTTTAGATATTTTCGACAAGTACGATACTCAATTCTCATTTGATCTTGAGGTATTTGCTAAGTACAGTCCTAAAGGCAAGAACTTAAATTCTATTAGAGCTGCACAACTTGTTAGAAACGCGCCAGTTTCAACAGCAGCTTCAACTAGACCTAGAATCTTCGCATTCGAAAGATAGTAATAGCGTGCCATAGTTGGTAGATATATAATAGAGAACGCAACTCTATTAATAAAAGAATATACTATAGATGGCAGCAGTAGCTATAATAATTTCGGATTCGAGCTTTTCATCTCAACTTGATGCATGTACAAATGGACCACAAAGTGGCACATTAACATATTACTATGATGATCAAAACGGAGGATCTTTATCTAACGTTGGATCAGGTTTACAGCTTTATGAAGGTAATGATCTTATAGATGCCTGGAACCCAGGGGCTGAAAAGATTTGGCACATTAGAGAAGAGGGTGGTACTTCAGTAGACTTTGTAGTTACTGTTAGCAGCAACGGTATTATTGAATCAAATGCAGTTGATTGCTCAACAGTTGTAACTCCAACACCAACGCCTACGGCTACTCCTACTCCTACTGCAACCCTTACTGCTACACCAACAGCAACGCCTACGGCTACACCAACGGCAACTCCAACTCCTACACCGACCGTTGATAATCCACCAGTTGCTAATGACGACACGATTACAGTGGGTTCACAGCAGACGGTTTCAATAGATATTTGGAGTTTGGTTTCGGATGACTTTACTTCTGATAATAATTTAACTTTTAGTGTAGTTTCTGGGCCAAGTTCAGGTAGCTTAGGCACTTATAATAGTTCGAACGGTACTATTAGCTACACTGCGCCAGAAGTTGCGTATGGTAACCCAGATGGTAGTGATTCTTTTACTTATGAAATAGAAGATGAACAAGTTCAAACTGATCAAGGTACGGTTAGTATAACTATTACTGCAGCGGCTAACACAAATCCTGTTGTAGATTCAGGAAATTCTGATGATACAATTTCTATTCAACAAAATGGAGGTTCAGAGGTCATATACGTTTACGCATCTGATAATGAACAAGCCGGCCCATTAAACTTTACTATTTCAACTCCACCAACTAAAGGTACAGCTAACGTTGTAGTTGGCATGCAAGGTTCTGATACTGTTGGAGAAATAGAATATGCTCCTAATCAAAATGAAATAGGATCAGATTCGTTTATAGTAACGATTACAGATGGTGTAGGCGGTTCGGTAAATCAGCAAATCAGTGTTAACATTACACTGCCAACATATATTTCTTTTAACTCTACTATTTACCAAGAAATTGGTGATGAAGCTTGTTTGTTAGATGCAACGGGTCAAATTTGGGTAGTTACCGGTGGTACAATTTCAGACGTTACACAAATTACAATTGGAACTACACTACTTCAAACTGAAGCCGGTAGTCCATATAGACCAGACACTGGTCAAAACGCATTTATTAAATTAGAAGATGGTGTAAATACCAGATATTTTGAAGTTGATCTAAATGGTCAAGTTGTAAATGGACCACTATTATGTGGTGTACAATCTGGCTTAGGCGTTTCATCTAATGTCTATTACACTGCGTCTGAATCGCTAATGTGCGACAGCGCTGCTGATATTGTCTCAGTTTGGTATTCAGTTAATCAAGCAACAGCTGGAGCAACTTTAGCAACTTTAATCGGGTCAAATATACCTCTATTTACAAGTGAATATTGGGCTAACTTATATGCTAATGGACTAAACTCAGATTTAGAAGGACTTATTCCAGCTGGACTTTATGCTGAAAATACAGCATATGATGATCCTACTGTAAGTTACACATATTACAAAAGATCGACAGCGAATTCATGGGTCGTAGACCCAACAACAGGTTCTCTTATTTGGAAGTGTCCAGAACCAATTGCTTATGATTACTATGAATTAACTAACGTTCAAATTCCAATTGGCGATCCAACTGATATTTACAATATATGTGAGGGTTCTTTCCAAAATGGTAGTTTATGGTATCCGGTTGCTCAAGACGAAACAGGAGGTAGCTCTTCTAAAACTCTATTAGAACTTGTTCAAAGCAACACTCCAATTTATATGTCATTAACCGGTGCTCAACGAGAGTTAATCAGTGACATGTGGCCAACCGGAGCTTTCGGAACTTCTGATGCGTATGCAGTCTGGAACAATGAAGGTGATGGAGTTAATTTTGATTGGTATGCATTTGATCTTACGCAGGACGGTCTTCAGTTTGTTGAGGGTGTAAATGCAACTCAACTTGGAAACTGTGATTCATATGTTAGACCTACTGTTGTTCTAAATGAAGATTTAGAATGGAATTCTAATGTAAATGACACTAATGTGTTCTATGCGTTCTTAATGTGTGCACCATATTTTGAAACTGACAATGACACTGGAGTAATTTCTAATTATTGGCAGTTGTACGTTGTTGATGGTCTATATGACATTGAACATGTTATTAATCCAGATGGTTCACATGAACACAACGAATTAGGGACAAGTTACGTTAAGGACTTCGTTGATCAACTAAAAGTAGATAATCCTAGTGGATATTTTAGGTCTAGTGGTTTCGGCGATTGTATGCAATATATGCATAAAATTTATGCTGAAGATATTAATGACGCAGTTCAAACGCTTAAGAATGTTGGCTACGAATCAACTTACAGTGATGTTGAAATTGCGGCAGTAAACCCAGCAGATATTGGTTTAGCGAGTGAACAAACAATTGAAATGTTCACAAACTGTTATGACTGTACAAATGATAATTCTATTGGATCCTATGAGTTCCCGTTCGTAGAAGATGCACAATTATCTCAGTTAAACCCTAACTTTAAAACAGAAACAAACTACAAGTTAGATAACGTTTCTAAGCCGTTGCTTAGAACAAACCCAAAACTAACAACTAACGCTAAATTAGTAGTTAGCTCGACATATAAACTCTATTTAGAATCTATTAACGCAACTAAAGAATTGGCTGCAGTTGAATATAAGAAGTTTCCAGTGAGTGAAACCGGTCAATATTCGTATGACTTAGCTAGATTCTTTAATGTAAACAGAACTCCAAACGAGATTATGTTTGCAACTAAGAGAGACTATTCTGACTTAACAGTTCAAGACTCATATGACAAGCAAATAGAAGAGGCTTATCATTATGGTACAACATACAATTACTCTAAGTTACATGATGAAGAGTTTAGAATGTTTGCTCCAATTTGGATAGATAAAAACATTCCTAAAAACTTTGTAATCTTTAAGGTTAAAAATCCTTCAACTGTGATCAACTATACTGATTCAGCTGCTGACAATTTTGGTCGCATTCAGAGTATGTTGAAGAACGCAGAGATTGTTAAAACATTTGACTTAACTACTAACTCAACTATTGGAAAGTACCTAAGAAATCACGTTCAGAACGAAACGTTCCCAACTTCTCCAATAACAATGTCGTTCGAAAAGAACGAAAAGTCTACATATAATGGCATTGATTTAATTAAAGGTGGATTTACAAATAAAGGCGAATATCTATATAAAGACTTTACGTTAACTGATAAACCATTGATTGAAGCAAACGATTTTATTACTGATGGATTTAGAAGAAATCAAGTAGCTTCAGCAAATGTGATTAATTTAGAATTCTTATTTAGTGATGAATCAGCTAATGATTATTCAGCTAATAGATATTTTGGACTTTATGTTGATGATATAGATTCAGGTAAAGGTAGAATATTTAATATTAATGGTAAGGTTCATGAGTTTAAAGAACTAACATCTTATGTTGATGCTAGCAATCCTAAAACTGCAATACCTTCTTACAAAATGATTTCGTCTATGCCTATTTTGGCGTATGCTAAAGTTGACGGGAATTTCTTTAGACTATCAACAGATACTTATTATAATGCAAACGAATCTAAGGTTGCAATTGAAGACAGCCTACATCAGATCCCTAACTACACTGGTATTAAGCGTAAAGGTAAATCAATTGATATGCTAGCGAATGTTGAACATGGCTATGATTTTGTTAAGATGAGTGTTGCAGAAGTTCCTAACACAAATGACTCTATTGCTGTAAGCGTAATTAAAGAAGAGGCTAATAGATTTAAGTTTGTTAAACACGTTTCGAATCAAAGTCTTACATTCTCTTTAGTTAACGACACTGATTTATATACATTTACTGTACAAACTGAAGTGGATTTAGATGCAACATTTATTGCAACTGAAACCGCATTTAACAATGAGGACATTTCTGATTATGTTGATATTTCATTTGACGATGACTCGTTCTACTTAACTGAAAAAAGAGCTAACTTAGGTGAGCTTTCAATGGATATTGTTTCTAGTGGTACTTGTATTATTAAAAACACTAGAATTCAAACTAGCGTTGATTTCCAAAATCATGTCTATTTTGCAGAGTATTCTATTCAACCTGGTAAATTTAGTGGCTTAAGATTCTCAAATCAAGGTAGTACAACTGACGTTGCAGTAGCATTAGCAGCATGTATTAATGCAAATGAGTCTAACTTTAGAGCGTATAACATAGGAACTAACGTATACATTGTAAGTACTGTTCCTGGTTATAAACTACTACAATCAGCATTCTTGGTTTCTAAGAATAACACTATTGATTTTATTGACGTAGAAAACAGAGACTTTGCTAATATCTTAACATTGAGAAAACCCGAAGCTAATCAAACACCAGACGGTACATCAATTCTAGAAAAGTATGATGCATATTACTTAAGCGGTGGTAATTCAGCTGGAAAATCGATTTTTGTCAATAACGAAACTATTAGTGAAATTAGTATAGATGATTACGTTGAAACCAGATATAGTGGTGTTTACAATAAAGTCGTAGATATTGCTGAAGATATTACTAGGCCAAATAGTCAGTATTCTAAAATTATTTTAGAGGACAAGAACGACTTAAAAGAAGGTGAAGCTAACGTGTTCTATGAGAATGAAATCTACATGGGCTTATTCTCAGCATATAACATATATGATATGAACTTTGACTTTTATGATACTTCAAATTCTGATCTAAAAGAATTAGTCCATGAAACTAGAAGTGAGATTAATTATGAACCATATGAAAATGCTTTAAATAGCGTTGACATTGACACAGGTACTGAAACTTCTGCCCTAGGCAGTAGAGACATCTTTGATGATGACTTTAGTTTAGATCCGATAGAATACTTCTCTAACTTGTCTGACTTACTAGAAGAAGAGTCAGTTGATGAGGTGACAGCTAAACAGATTACAAGTGAATTTGATAGACTTAAAGAGAATCAAGTAAAAGAGTTTGCTAACAGATCAAGAGTTGCTCCAAACATTAATAAATGGGTTCTTAAAAACTCAGTGACTGTTAGAGAACAACCATATTATTTGAATGCGAATGAGGCATTTGGTAGAACTAATTTTGCACCAGATTTAACAGTTTCTGAGCGTGATAAAGATGCAATGACACACGAGTGGTTCTATATAGAAAAGATGCCAAAGTATTTAAGATATGATCAATACAATGATACATTTAGTTATGTAAACTTTATTGAAGGATTCAGCTTAACGCCTAATATGTTTAAGAGTGTTAAGTATAACTACTTTGATAAGTTTATGATTAGTGATGGTTTTGAAAAGTCATTAACTAGAGAAGATCTTATTGCAATCTATGATAACATTGAAGTTGGCGATAATGAACTTAATTCAATTGACGAAACTATTAATTCATTTATTAAAACCGAATTAGCTAAAAAATACTCTATTGTTTCAGGTGGAAACGATGTGTCTTTTGCTAGTACAATATTTAAGGGAATTAAGGTTGACTTTAAGAATAGAAAGGAGTTTGTAAATGAAACTGCAAGTGAATTTGTAAAAGGCAATCAATTTAATGGCTATAAGTTTAGTACTTTATTGAAGGTTAATGAAGACGTTGATACTAATAGTATTGAGTTTGAAGTTATCCAAAACAAGAAGTTTAAGTTTGTAATATTCTTTATTACACTAAACTTAAGTGAGTATTGGGTTAAAGGTAATATGAATAGAAAACTTCTGTATGAATTGAATCATAAAATTGTATATGATACACTAGAAGATGATTACATTTATGCTAATACACCAATTGAGGGTGCGTTAAAACTAAATGATCCAAATATTGATTGGAATAGCGAAGGCCCTTACACAATTCAAGGCATTTCACACTATAATGGTGGCCAACCTAACTTTGAAAGTCAAGTTGCTTTAGGTGAAGGTGGGCTTTACGGTGATATTTACATTGATATTTTCCCACAAACTGCTAATCAAACAACATATAAGATTAGCGTTGTTTCAGTAGAGTCTGATAGTACATTGATTGTTAGCGGTAAGCCGGTTAATATCAATGATGATACTGATATTTTACAAGTTGAGTTCTTGCCATCTTCTGTTCAATCTCAAGCAGTTTACACTTACATTGGTGGAGGAGCAAACGCACATAAAACTATTTTAGAAGAATTAACGGCTGGAAACGTAGCAGATTTAGTTAACTTAAATAACAATTTAATTACATACACGACAATCGAAGAAGATGGTACTCCATTGAACAATAGATTTGTGATTAACTTTAGCGATGGTAATGAAATTGTAACTAAGTCTTATTTAACATTAGAGGAAGACAATGATAAACCTAAAAGCTATAAATTGTTTAAAGGTAATATTGGCTATAATATTGTTCAAGGCGAAGAGTATTTCCCATTCTTAATCAGACATAACGGAAGCTATACAATTGATCTAAATCCGGTAGTAACGTTTACTGACGTATATACGCATTTTAAAGTTGATAGAAATCAAGTAACTTCTAATGATAATGAGTGGAAGTTTGAAGAAGTTTTATACAAACATTCACAGCGTGATTTGTCAGAGGTTAATAGAGCTAAGGCATACTACAACAGATATAATAGATGTGGTGTTGCATTTAACTTAGGTTTTATTCAAGACAATGGAAATCACGATGGAAATTGGGGTATAATTAAAAACCATTTCTATCACAAAGTAAATGAGATCAATCCAGCTGGTGTTACTAAACTATCTACGACTAGTGATAAATCACCTCTTTACCCGCTAATCGGTGAAGTTGCAATTGATAAGAAAGACGTTAATGTATTTAGGTCTTCTTGGGATTTTGATTACTATAACAGATCATTGGCTGGTGGAGAATCTATTACAGTTCCAGGTACATTTGAGACCAAAGAAGAACGTTCTTATTTAGCGTCAACAATTATGAAGCCAAAAGAGCTTTATACACTATTAGATTACACGTGGTCTAGAGTTGGTTCAGAAGAAGAATTAGATCAAATTCTATTGGATGGTAATAATGCAACAGATGTTGTTATTTTTGAAAATGACTCTAATATTATTGCTGATTTCTATATCTCAGACGTTTTATCTAAAAAGATGATTTCAGAAGGCGTTGCAGCAACTATTGCTAAATACGTTACTGTTGAAAATTCAGCAGGTAACAAAGAGACGCTTAGTGACGATGCTGAACTATATGTTAAAAATAACTTGATTAATAATTACGTTTTAGATGAAGTTGATCTTTATACTAAGAAGTTTAAGGGTGATGATTCTAAAATTGTAACTATAAATGATGTTGCGCTCGTAACTGAGGGTGGCTTTACGCAAGATCAAAATAATTATGCTTATAGATCTCACATCCAAAAGCCAATGAATTTTAGGTTGATATATAATAAAAGATTAGGTTATTCTTATGATATTAGACCTGTTATAAAAATAAAGTCATAAAATGGCAATCAATATTCAAGAAATATTACATCCTAGCGATTCGGACGCTATTAAGTTTGGAAAGATTAATTACAACTTTGATCAAATCTTGTCAAATGGCGGTGGTCCAGCTGGTCAAAAAGGTGAGAAGGGTCTGCAAGGCAATGTAGGTTTAACTGGCCAAAAAGGTGAGAAAGGTGACACCGGTTCAACTGGTGAAAAGGGTAATACGGGTGATTCAGGTCCTTGGTACTCTATCGACATGGTAGACTACAAACTTTTAAAGCCTAGAAGATTAGGTTTAAATTCTTCACCTATTATTTATGTTGGTGATGAATCATTCGATGAAACGTTTGCACAAAACGGTGAGATTGCACTAAACGCTAAGATTACAGTCAAAAAACAAACTGGTAGCTTTGACAATTTCATTACACTAATAGACGATACAGATCCTATTAATGCTAAGTTAGCGTTAACGAGTAACTATGATTCAGTAAGTCAATACACTAGATTTGCTATTCAAAATGAGTTTGGACAATCGAATATTGAGGTTGCTATTAATACAAATAGAATCGATTTAGATTCGACTGATACAACTTCTATTACGGCAGCTGGTTTGACCCTAAAATCAACAGGTGCTAATAACTTAAAACTAGAAGCTACAAGTGGTATTGTAGATGTCGATGCTAACGCTGAATTTAAAGGTTATGTAAAACTTTCAGATACAGATCCTTTAACACCAGATGTTGGTATGATTAGATATAATTCTACGAACGATACATTTGAAGGTTACTTAAGTGACGGTGGTTGGACAGAATTCTGTATAGCGCCATGTGGGGCTGCAGTTAGCAATTCTATTACCATTAATGGCGGAGACATTAACGCAAACGCAGATGGATCACCATTTTCAGGTGTAACGCCAACGCCAACTGCAACGGTTGCTGCGACACCAACTCCAACTCCAACACCTACTGCAACGGTTGCTGCGACACCAGCGCCAACACCGACTCCTGTAGTATCACAAACTAGTTTTACCATTGATGATTATGTTACGGCTGGTAATGCGTTAAGCGTTAATAATACATCTTCAACTAGTCCAGCAACAGTTGGTTATACTATCGTATTAAGTGAGCTTATGAGTCCTGTAACTCCTACTATTACTTCTGCGCCTAGTTTAATTATTCCTGATGGATATTCAGTTTCATCGCCAACTATGTCAGGGTCAAACCCAGAGACCGGAACATCAACGTGGACAGGTACTATTAGTGTATGGCAAATGGCAAGTTTAATACAAAGTGCAACACAAGAAGTTCAAGTTACTGGTGTTAATATTACTGATAGTTTTTACATTAGCTTTACAGCACCAAATGATGATGGCGGTGATGTCATAAGGTAAAATGGTTAATATGTTAAACAAAATAAAAAAATAAGTAAATGGCTTACACATATACGAGAACAATAAACATACAACCTTCAGGAAATAGTTATACTTGGACTAACCCAGCTTCAAGTTGGATTACAATTACCCAACAGGGTACTTCTGATAGTTGGAATATTGAAATTGCTGACAACACAGGGAATACAAGTAGAAGTGCTACGTTAACAGTAACACATGAAGATGGTGTAACTAGTGATACTATTAGCGTGAGTCAAGCTGCGGCTACAAATAACACAACGCCAACTGCTACTCCAACTGCAACACCAACTGCAACGCCGACGCCAACTGCAACTTCAACCGGGACGCTTCTTGTTAAAAGTGGTGGTAGTTTAGTAACTTCTTATAATCTAAGTGATTTCCAAGGTGGAGCCGGGACAGGCAGCGTTACATATTCTTATGAATATAGTGGAAGTTCAAATAATGAAGTACCTGTAGTTGTATCAAAAGATACTAGAGTAGACGTTTCATTTGCGCATGGCACAGTTGCGGGTGGAAACACATATGGTAGCATGTTTATTACTAGTAATGATAGCGGTGGATGTCCACCGTACAGTTTAGTTTTAAATGATTTAGTTATTGCTAGACCTGACGATTCAAGTGTAACATACACACTCACTGGTACATTAACACAAGCTGATTCGTGTAGCGACGGCCCGAGGGGTTAATTTGTTAAACAAAATAAAAAAATATGCTAAACAAAATCAAAAATATCAAACTAAGTAGATCAGCAATCATATTTATTGCTGGAGCCCTTTTTGTGCTTTTATTTCTAAAACAGTGTGATAAAATTAGTGATCTAAGACAAGATGTTAAGATTGCTGAAACTAATGCTGAAAGAAATTTTAATAACTACTTGGCAGCTAACGACTCGGTCACGTATCTACAAAATCAAAACGGTGATATGTTGGCTACAATCAGAAGCTACGAGTTTGATATTTCTGATTTAAGAGATGATCAAAATAATTTAATTAAGAAATACAATAATGTACTTAGTCTAAATAAAGATCTAAATAAAGTTAATACACTACTTTCGGCTGATTTAGCTATTAAAGACAGTTTGTTAGCTGCATCGCAAGTCACACAAATAGACTCAATTACAGGTTTAATTACATATAACAAGAGTGATGATTTTGGTAATGGTAATACTAGAACGTTGAACGGATCTTCAACTGTTAGATTCCAAGATGGTAGATTTTTAATTCTAGGGCAAAGTCAATTCAACATTGATCAAACGCTTTCTCTAAGTGCTGCAGTTGAAGAAGTAGATGGAGCTAATAGACTTAAATTGTCAACTTCTTACCCTGGACTAACCATCTCTAACATTGAAAATATAAACCTGATAAATACTAAACTGAATCAAAAGCAAGATAAAAAGGCCGGATGGTCAATCGGTTTTGGTGTTGGTTATGGTGTAAACTTAAATAATAATCAAGTAATTAGTTACGGCCCATCAATCGGTGTAGGATTGTATTGGTCACCTAAATTTTTGAGATTCTAAACACAATATGGCACAATCATCAAGATTTTTTAGAATAGACGAGGATGTTTTACTGGAATTCATCTACCATGATCAGAGCAACACAGATGCTTATAAGATTGAGGTTGATGATAATGGCAGTGAAGTCAAGTTTCTAGATACCGAAGACGGCAACCCGTTTGCACAACGTCACTTAATTAATGAGTTAGGTAGCGATGTAGTAAATTTTGATGTGACTTCAACTAGCGGTTATTTAGCAGTTGAAAACTTTGCAGCAAGAACACTGCTTCTACAAAATGGTAAAACATATAAGTTTGACTTAAGCGCTCTTCCAGATCCAAGTCAATTTACAATTAGTGGTACACTAGGTATTTACACATATTCTGCAGCCACGCAAATTGGTCAATATATTCCTAATCAAAACGGTTCAGTTGAGTACTCTTACACTGGTCTAATAGGCGGTAAGATTATTGTTGACACTAGAGCAAATCCTTTGTTTGCTTCACCTGATGAAAATACTGGTAATGATATTAATCAAACACTAGGTCGCTATCATGCAATTCAAGTTCCAGGTGAAAAGACTAAATATGCATTGTTGGGTTATGATTCAACTGGCTATTATGAAATGTTTAACTACATCAATAATAGAGCGGGTTGGCCAGGATCTAATGAAGCAGATTTGATCAATTATCAAACTGAAGCTACTCAAAACGTTAACTATATCCTATATGATACTATTAGACTTCACTTAAAAAGTGGATTTAGTTTTTCAGCTAGAGGTTACGAAGGTTTCTTGTTTGAAGTTGCAACTGATAGAACAAGTGGTATTCAGAACTACTTAACTCAATTAACATACTTAAATACAAGTAACTACGAATACTCAAATCCAAAGCCATTTATTTTAGGTGAAACTCTATGGTCTAAATTTATTGAGGTTAAAGTACCTTCACTAGTTGGTCAAAACGAAGAGTTTACTGATAGATTTTATGGAGATGGTACTATTGGATCAAGTGATTTAAATCCAAGTTCTAATTACGGTGTTAGTTTTAAACTAATTGATAAGTTAGAAACAGTTTCTGGTTTTGACTACTTTTATACAGGTGAAGAGAATAAGTTTACGGTTTCAAGAGAGGATGAATATCAAGATTTTACAGTAGTTGTTGAGGATGCTGAGGATGGTGATTACTTTAGAATTTATGGAGAAAAAGACAATTCTATTGGAGCGTTCGAAGGTTACATACTAGATAGAATTACTACGAGCTCAGATGATATTATTGCAATATTTGACGTTACAGTTTTTGAACAGATAGGTACTTCAGAAGTAAAGACAAATGAGTTGACGTTTACTCAGTATGAGGATTTTAACGAGCCTATTATTTATAGACCTGTTATTAAGAATGCAAACATAGCTGTGAATTTCTCAATTGATGTTACAATGAGAATTTACAATCAAACTGATAATACACAAATTGTAAAGAGAGCAAGTTTAACGGTTAATCAAGCTGCTAAGTACGGCAAAAAATTAGCTGCGCTAAAGATTAATAGTCCAAACCAATTAACTGAAGTCTATAATATTCTGCCTAACTTAAGTGGTAATAAGGTGATCAAAAGTTTGATTACCGATTCTGTACCACGTAGCGTTAAATATGTACCTGCATTTTTAGAAAGACACAACGTAGTTGCAAGTTCAGCAACCGTTACATTCGATAGTGGTAACGAGAATGTTATGACTCAAGATGTTAATGAAGTTGAAACTAGTGAGTTTAAAAATGAGAATGATCTCTCTATTAAGATTCCACCATTTACTTGTTATTTCAAATTTGTTGTTGCAAAGCAAAAAGACGGCGATATTACATTTGTCTCTTTTGAAAATGCAGAGAGAGTAATCTTAACTTTTGGTCAGGGTGAAAATAAATTAACATTTAGTCACGTATCAAATAAAGACATTGATATGGGTGAAGGTGAAGTCTTGTTCAAAATCAATGAGGCAAATGCTAATAGAATTAGAGGTATGCAAAATACTAAATTTTATATTAGCTTAGACAATGGCATCGACGAAACTTATATTACATCTGGTAAATTTACGTTAGCATAAGATGATTCTAAATAGTAGAAATAATGCATTTGACTTTAGATTTCCTAGGAAGTTTATTCCAGCTGAGGTTGCTGAAAAATACAAAAAGTATTTGAATAAGGTTCCAGGGTCTATGTTAGCAGAGCCTATTGATTTTATCAACTACTCAATTCAAGGTATAAATATTCCAGGTGTTAGCTTTGATCCAGTTAGCCAAACTGATAATGATGGTTCTATTAGATACCACAGAGGTGCTCAACCAATTCAAAACACAATAGAACGTCAATTTACGGTGACTATGCAGTTGCTCGATGGATTTATTAACTATTGGATTATGATGGACACTTTGTTGTATTACTATGCAAGGTCAACTAAAGAACCATATACAGATCCATTGACTTTGAGAATTCTAGATGCTGAAGGCGCAAGTGTAGCCTATATGGAATTTCAAAAACCAATTATGAACTCTATTAATGAGTTAAGCCTTAATTTTGCAGAGAACGTTGCAGACTTCTCAACATTTGAGGTAACCTTTTATTACAACAAACTCGATTTGAGAATAGAATTAGAATGATATATACATTATGAAAACATTTAACAAATACTTAATTGAAGAGAAAGTAACCGATCAAGACATGTCTATGTTGAAAGAAGGGTTACAGTCTGAGTGGACTCCAGAATTAGAAGCTAGAGTTGACGAAGCTATCGATGCATTTATTGCTGAATACGAAAATGAAGACGGTTCTTTTGACTTAGATAGATTAAATGAAGAGATGACTAACGAAGGTCTTTTAGGATCGATCATTGGTGGTCTAACTGGTTTTGCACTTGGTAAATCAGTTGGTAAAATGATCGCTAGAGTTTTAGGTATTCAAAAGGGTGTATTCTACGATTTATTAACTTCAAGACTTGTTGGTGCTGCTTTAGGTGCTAGTCTTGGTAAAAGAATGTAAATGAACTACGTTTCAGTAGACTTTTCCTTAAATTCCCCCGGTATTGCTGTTTATAATGATAAGAGTAAACAGTATCACTTTATAAGTTATATTAAACCAAAAACAGGGACTAAAGCTGAGCAAAAGCTGCAAGAAGAGATAAGTCTATTAAAAGACGTAACTCTAGTCCATCAGCCTGATTTTACTAATAACGAAGAGTTTTCAAGTGCTGAATTAGCCAAGGTTAAAAGATATGATCGAATGGCTGATGACATTATCAATTTGATTTTACAGAATAGTTTTGATGGTGATGGCTTTACAATTGCCTTTGAAGGTACAAGTTATGGCTCAAAGATGGGAACTAATAACATGATTGACATGGCAGCTGGTGCCGCAATTCTCAAGTTAAAGATGTTAAAGACCTTAAAACCAGATGATATTCTAACTGTGGCTCCAACCACTATTAAGAAGTATGCTGGTAAAGGCAATATGAATAAACTTCAGTTGTTTGATGCCTTTCAAAGAAATTCGGTGGAAGACCCGATCTTAGCTCAAAGCCCGTTGTATAACCAAATCAAAGGTTTAGAAATTGGGAAGAAGATCCCGAAGCCTTTAGACGACCTTATCGATGCCTATTTCTTAGTCGCATACGTTTCAAACCCCTCGACCTAATCTTTCCTCCAGAACCTAAAGACTTTAGTTATATGCAGGTTCCCACGGACTGTTTCATTTTAATTAAAAAATATTTCATTTTATTTTTACAAGGCATGAAACACTCTTAAAGTGGGATATATAATAAGTAACTAACAATGATTACAAACTCAATGATAAATGACAATTTAGTCACGGTTGATTTTCTTCGTTTGAACACAGTTCTCGTAAGAATGGTGCGTCAAGGCAAGCTTACAAATAGTGAGCGTGAAGACCTTTTGCACAAGGCAGGGCTGCTTAAGCTAGAGAACGGCAAATGGAGAGAAAACGACACAACTATTTTATCACTAGTCAACGAGTAAGTGAAACATTTAGTTAGTTGCAATTATAAGGATTGAAAGTAATTTCAAGTATTAAACATTTTTTTAAACAATTTTAAGGTATCATGAGTGAAAATTTTGACATTTTTAACTTGGGCGTAGAAGACGTTGAAACGCATCAGCCCCAACAAACATCAGTAAGCGAGATCTATAAACCGACCGCTGACGATGGCAAAGACGGAACTTACAAAGCGTTGATTCGCTTCGTTCCAAACCCTGAGAATCCACGTAATTCTCTTATTCAAAAATACGTACACTGGTTGACAAACTCAAGCGGTGACGGTAAACTAGTCGATTCACCTTCTTCGGTTGGTGAAAAGTGTCCAATCGCTGACGTATTCTGGAAGTTGCGTAAAAGTGACTCTGCAGTAGATCGTAAAGCTTCAGAGAAATTGAAGCGTCGTCAGCAATACTATTCTCTTATTAAGATCATTAAGGATCCACAAAACCCAGATTTAGAAGGCAAGTACATGGTCTTTAAATTCGGTTACAAGATTAAAGAGAAGATCGACGCTGAGTTGAAGCCAGACTTTGGTGAACCAACACAAGTATTTGACCTTTTTGAAGGTAAGAACTTTGAGTTGATCATTACTCGTCAAGGCGACTATAACAACTATGATAAATCTAAATTCTCAGCTAGCAAATCAGCTATCGTAATCGGTGACTCTCCAGCAGAGCGTAGCAAAGAAGCTATGACTTCTATTAAAGAAGAGTTGGATAACGCACCTTCATTGGCAAGCTACGATTACAAAGCATGGGACGAAGATACTCGAGCATTTGTAAATGATGTACTTCGCATGTATCTTAATCCAGGCGACTCTATTACTCAAGTGACTTCAGCACCAACAAAGGCTGCACCTAAGAAAGAGCCAGTTGCAACTGTAGTTGAGACCGAGGCAAGTTCATCAGAATCTTCAAACACATCGAGCGTATCAAGCGAAGATGATCTAGATTCTTTCTTGAATGACCTCGACATCTAATATAACTCTTACCGAGGAGCTTAAGGATAAAATTCGAGTTGCACTTAAACAAGTAGTACAACAAGAACATACAAATCCTAATAAGCAATCACTAAAGGACATGCATGGGCGAATAACCCTAGCATGTCCTTATTGTGGTGATTCCTATAAAGATGACACTAAAAAACGTGGCAACATCTTTTGGGATACATTACAATATCACTGTTACAATTGTAGCTATCACACCAATCTCCACTCTTTTTTAAAGGATCATCAAATTAGACTTAATAATGGTGATGATTCGTTTACTATTATTGACTATATTCAGCAAAATAAAGTACAGGTAAATAGTGAAGCTGTTCTTCAACCAACAGTTTTCGAAAGAGTACAAAAATATGCTATTGACATAGATCTTTTTAAAGCTAAGTTTAAGGCAAAGCCAATAGAACCTGGGGACTGGATTTGGTTTCAGTTAAAAGACAGACTACTGCATCATAAAGTAGATGAGTTTTTGTATTCAGCTAAAGAGCATCGACTTTGGATACTTAACTTTGGTGCTGAAGGTAAAATTATAGGTGCTCAAACACGAAGAATGAAGGGTTATGGCCAACGCTATCTTTCATATGATCTACCAAAATTGTATGAAGAAATGGGTCAACCTTTAGAATTGTCTGAAGAAGAACTTAATAGTATCACAAAAATTTCAACACTGTTTGGTATTATGCATATAAACTTTCAACGACCAGTCACTCTGTTTGAAGGACCACTTGATGCTAAGTTTATGACTAACTCGCTGGCACTTTCAACTGCTGGCCGATCAACTGAAGAGTTTGATGAAATCGAAACAGTTAGATATATGTTTGATAATGACACAACTGGTATAAAGAAAATGACAGAGAAGCTAAAGCGCGGCCGACCAGTCTTTATGTGGTCTAAATTTCTAAAAGAAAATGAGCTAGATACATATAATATCAAAGATCTAAATGATTTGATGATTAAGTGCTTTGAGTTAAAGTCAGACGCTTATAAGAAGATTAACGATTATTTCACGTCAAGTAAATTAGATCTATGGTACGTATAGAAGGTATAACTAAAATGGTTGAAAAGGACTTAGACGATTTTTATAACGACAGAGACAGATTTAAGGGTCTGAAGATGATGATTGATTTTGAAAGTATTGATCTTGAAATAAATGCTCCTGAAATGAAAATGAGCAAACCTAAATTCAAGAAGCGAGAGATTATTTCAAAACACATTAAACCAGATCCCAATAAGAAGTCTTTGTTTTAAGACACATACATGAGTAGAGAAAAAATACTTGAGCTTGATCAAAAGCTTACTGCACAGAGGTCCACTTGGTCCACTAACATAAAGGAACTAGCTAAAAGTCTAAAAAATGTCAATGGCATGGAAGAGACTATAGCCGGAGTTCTGTCTTCTCGCCAAACAATGGTTGAACAAATTGCTTACTTAAATACTAAAATTAAAGAGCAAAAAAACGCAATCAATGCTAGGTGGAGAGAAGCTTATATTAGATACTATGAGTATGACTATAAGCTTGGTGAAAAACAAAAGGAGCGCTTCATTGAAAATGATTTGGTCCAAGACAATACAAAATTAGCTCTCTTAGAGAATCAATTAGACTTTATGAGAGAATCGGTAAAGACTCTAGATAACATGGGATTTGCCATCAGAAACAGATTAGCACTAAAAGATCTGTAATCTGAAAATAAAAAAGCCCGCAAAAATGTGGAGCTTAGTTTGACAGAAAATAAACAGTTGCTAAGAATTGACGATGCAACTGAGATGGAGCTTGAACAGCTTAACATTTCTTTGAACAAGAGGATAGAATCTTGGCGATTCAACCCACTTGTGAAGAAGGGTTTATGGGACGGCTACATTTCCTACATTAAGGATGACAAGTGGATTCCTTCTGGCCTTTGGCGAGAAGTGATGAACATTTGCAAAGAGTATGGTTATGAGCTAAAGTTAAATGGCATTACAGAGCTATTTGACACGGGTGTTAACCAAGAACATTTTACTGAGTGGGCCTTAAACTTCTTTGAGAAATCTGAGATTACACCTCGTGATTATCAAATAGAAGCTGCGTTTAACATCTTAAAGTTTAGAAGATGTTTGGCAGAATTAGCGACATCAGCTGGTAAAACACTGATCTCATTCTTAACAGTTGCCCATTTATTAGAGACCGAAAAGGCTCAAAAAATCTTATTTATTGTACCAAATGTATCTTTGGTTGTACAAGCCAGTGAAGATTTTTTAGATTATAACTATCGTAATCAAATAGATATTAAGGTACAACAAATTTATAGCGGTCAAAAAATTAGAGCTGGCCGTAACGTCGTCATTGGTACTTATCAGTCTCTAGTTAAAAAAGACAAAGCCTATTTTGAACAGTTTGACGCTGTTATTATTGACGAAACACATAAAGCTAAATCGCAATCGATCAAGACAATCCTTCAGAAATGCGTCAATGCCGATTATCGCTATGGCCTATCAGGTACAATCCCGAAACCCGGCACATTAGACAGACTTACACTGATGGCTTATACTGGACCTGTGATCACAGAGGTTTCGGCTAATTTCCTTCAAAACGAAGGGCACATTGCTAAATGTAAGGTAAAGGTGATCAAAATGGATTATGCACCTCAAAGTACTAAAGACGCATTTAGAGAAATGTCACAAAACAGATATGAAAGTAAAGACGTATTTAAGTTTGAACAAAACTATATTATTAATTCGACAGGCAGGCTCAACTTCGTTTCGAGTGTTATTTCCAGAGTACGCGGTAATAGTCTTGTCCTTTTTCACCGTATTGAGCATGGCAAAAAGTTATATGAAAAACTTAGACAAGAGAGTGATAAAAGGGTATTCTATGTTGATGGCGGTACCGATAAGGACATTCGCGAAGAGTACAAAAAGAAAATGGAAGCAGGCGAAGAAGTTGTAATTGTAGCCAGCTATGGTACATTCTCAACAGGTATTTCTATTAAGAAGATTCACAACATTTTCTTTACAGAATCATTCAAATCAGAGGTCATTATTCGCCAATCAATCGGCCGTGGATTGAGACAACATGCATCAAAAGACTCAGTCAATATCATTGATTTTGTGGATGATTTAAGCTCGCCTGATTGGGATAATTACCTAATTAGACACGCTAAAGCTAGACAGGCCATCTACAGGGAACAGAAGTTCTCATACGATATAAAAAATGTATCTTTTGAAGGAGATATATAATAATAAGATAATCAAAATTAAAAAACAAATATAGATTACAAATGGAAAAATTAAAGTCATTCGAGCAATTCGTGGTCGCTAAAACTGAAGCCGACAAAATCGAAGTGCAAGAGCAAAACAACGGCAAGAGACAAAACGAAGCCGAAAACTTTAAATCACTGTTAGCTGAGTATGATGTTACTTCTGTTAAAGAACTTTCAGAAGAACAAAGATCAGAATTCTTTGAAAGACTTAGAGGTACAGATATGAATGAATCATTCATGCTTACTGAAGGTACAAGGGGTCAATTCGGTAAAATTGACAAAGGTGGTAATATCACTTCAGTTTATACGCACTATGATTCTTACCCAGAAAATATGTTGCCTCTAATTAAGAAAGGTTACATGAAAGGCGGTTCTTCGTTAGATACTGTTATCGATGGTGGTAACTCATCAGGTTTAGAGTCTGATCCAAGTAAAATGAATTTTTACGGTGAAGATGACAAACTAAATGGTAACATCAAAGACATTAAGAGATATGTTAGAACAGCTTCTGATCAATGGGGTGCAGAATACATTTACTTGTTTGATGAAAAGTCTAAGAAGTGGATGATGGTTGACGTATATGGTAGTGGTATGTTAGTTCCTGCATTTGAATCAGTGGTTAACGAAGCTATTAAAGTAGAAGGTAAAAGAGATGCTAAGAAAGTAGTTACTCAATACACTAAGATCTTAATGAATGAACTAAACTCAATCGGTGCAGCTAACGATAAAGCTACTCTTTTGGGTGCAGTTAAGAAATTGTTCATGGATGCAATGGAAG